AATCATAAAGTTAAAACTAAAATGAAGTTATCTCAAAGAGTCTTTAATTGCCCACAATGTGGACATATAGATGATAGAGATAACAATGCGGCTATTAATATCTATAATACATTTAAACGATCTTTATTAACTAACGTAAATAAAGATTTCGCCGTTGGTCGGACGGTTCAAAGAACCTAAACGGTTAAGTTATTATGGTATCTAACGAATACCATTAACACGACAGTTATGCCTAAAGAATAAGATGGGAGGGCTGTTATTAATCCGTGGGATTAAAGAAATAACAGCCGTTAAAATTATTGAGGGCATAAAGTCGAATAAAAAACTTATTGATTTATTACGATCCGAGATTAATTTAAGGAGGGATGTAAGACGATATACAATTAAAGTATGTTTTACTAAAGTTAGAGATAAAGATTTTGAGAAATTTCTTGAAAGTAAGAATGTATTGGTTCTTGAAAAATATAATAAGGAGGTTGATGTGTTAATCATACCTTATAAAGATATTGATTCAGTCAAAGTTACTACTGCGAAGAAAGATGGTAAGGATATCGTAACCATCGATGAAGCTTATAAGATGTTTGGTTATAAGTAGCATTAATAAGAAATTATTTGCTACCTAACATATTAGTAAGGAAAAAATAAAAAGAAGAAATGGGAGGGTTTAAACATGTCTAATTCAAACGAACAAGACAATTCACGCCTAATCGAAATCCGGGAAAACGTAAAGGAAATCAGCAAAATTGCGGATCGGGCCGCCAAGTACCTTGATGAGGAAAACCGTATTACGATTACTCACTCACTGGCGATTCCGACGATCGTGTACGCATTCATGCGAGAAGCGATCAACTTCCTTACTGAAAATAAGGTGGTTGGTTCAGATATTGAAATTAATTTAATGCAGCTTTTGGATCTTGGTATTTCATACCGCGAAAACGACGAAGCCGAGAAAGAGGGTAATTTTACTCCTTATGCTCGACCGGGACAGGAATTTAAACTCCTCGTTAAGAGCGATGAAGATACTGAAGAGGCCTAAAACTGGCAACGACATAGACAATGAGTTATTAACTAACTCATTGTCTATGTCAATTTAATGATACAATTTTTTTATTAATTAAGAGATGTTTTGTAATAGTTTAAACATTATAGAGAGTTGGGGGAGTAATTCTTGAAGGACTTCATAAAGGATTATAACAACACCAATGAAGAAAATATCAATTTTGATCTAATGACACGATCACATGATGCTGATTTAACAGAGTATGTTGTTAATACCTGTAAATCATTAGAAGTTCTTAAATATATTAAATTCATTGGTTATGAATATATAACTGATGAAACGAAAATAGATATTAATTACTATATGAGTACGAGGAAGAAAAGTAAGAAGAAAAATGAAACAAAGTATATGTACCTGCAAGATAGTCGATATGGTGAAATGCATTTAAAGTTTCATTTAAAATGTAAAGATCGATCATTAACTTTTATCAAGAAGATATTATTACCAGTGGCTGATGATAATGATTATTATTTAGTTAAAGGTAAAAGACATTCATTATTATATCAACTAGTTGATAGTTCAACTTATACAACTAGACAGAATTTAACATTAAAATCATTAAGACCTATTACGATGAAACGAACTGAAAGAATATATTCAGATACAGATGGTACTAAACATTCAGCTCCTTCATATGCAATTTATATCTTCAAGAAAGAAGTAGATATATTATTATTCTATTTTGCAAAGATAGGTGTGTCAAGAACTTTAGAATATTTTTCAGTAAATCATATAATGAAGTTTAAATCAGAAATTGAAGATACTATCAATAATATATATTTCTCAATTAATAGTAAATTACATGTAGAGATCAATAGACATTTCTTTGATAAATATCCATATGTTAAGAGTATAGTATTTATGATATTGAATATTTGCACTAATAGATTAACTGTTGAAGATCTAGAAAATAAATCTTTCTGGATTGAAAAGATAGGCTCTATGAATGCGACTAATGCATATAACTATCTAGAAAAAGGTACTAATACTTTAGTATTCTTTGATAGGTTATTAGATGAAACAACTAAGAATATTTTAAAAATTCATGATGAGAATAATAAAAATATATACTCTGTAATTCGTTGGATTAAATTATAGTCCCATTATAGAGTGATCTATATTGAAAACTTCTTTAATTGTCGGGAAACTCCTTAGTGCTTTATAAAGATAAAGATTGGACAATCCGCAGCCAAGATTCTTATAATAGGAATAAGGTTCAACGACTAATTTAGAGCTCAAGTGAGTGAGTTTAATATAACTCTTAAATCGAAATAAGAAGCATCTTATATAAGATGATGATATAGTCTGTGCTTTATTGAAAGATAAAGAAAGATAACATCTTTACATTATCTAACGAATAATGTTAACACTCAGGTTTCAAAACTTTAATGAATTACGTAAGAAAGATAATCTTGATCTTGCCAATAAACGTTTACGATGTAATGAACTCATCGCATCATTATTAACTAAAGCTTTTAGTACTAGAGTTGATAGAATTATTGGTTTTGGTAATAAAGTTACGTTAGATAACATTAAGGAAATATTCAAATTTCCAGGTGATGTAATAATGCAGCAATTGCATAAGTCAGGATTATTTAGATATGATATTTTATTGTCCATTATAGTAGTGATATTATAATGAATTTTCTTTAATTGGCGGGGACATTCTTAGGGCTTAAACTACTAAAATATATCAGTGATGATATACTAACTAAGAGTAACTAACTTAGTATGAGTAATAATGTTTAAGATTGGACAATCCGCAGCTAAGCATCTTTATATAAACCCCCATAATTATTAATACGTTATACAATATAAAGGAGAGGTGTGACTGTAATGAAAGGACGATTGGGTGAAAATAAATGTCCCTCTTGTTACGAATAATTATTCAATTAATTCTGAGGGATTTATTAGGAATGATAAATTCAATAGAATTTTGACCCGATGGAAAAATAATAGAGGTTATGAAGCTGTGCAATTATCATGTATTGATGGTATAACAAGAAGTTTTACAATTCATAGATTGATGGCTCATCATTTTATACCAGGGTTCGACATTTCAGATAGATCCATTGTTGTTCATCATAAGGACAGTGTAAATAAAACTAACTCATTAGATCTTCTAACCGTTTGTACTCAAAAAGAAAATATTAAGTATTCTATCGAAGAAGGTAATAAACCAAATGGTGAAAAACATCCGATGGGTAAATTTCCAGATGAGCTGGCTAATAAAATAGTTGCCTTATTACAAAAAGAAAAAAGTACCGATGAAATATTTAATATATTAGATTTAGAAGTTAAGAAGAATATGCGTATATTTATAAATGATCTTAGAGCTAAACGAACCCGATTGTATTTAACTGAAGGTTTGGATTTAAAGAAGCATGTGCAGGAAAAACATGATATAAACTTGGTGAAGAGGGTGATTCGTTATATGAAGATAGGTATGACGGTAGATAATATAATCAATATGATTGGAAAAGGAAATGCTGGTAGGCATGAAAGGGAGAGATACTCCTCGTTAATACAAAGGATACATGACGGGAAAGCGTGGGGAAGATTATATAAAGATGATAGTTCAACGACTAATGATGACTACATGGTTATTAAAATTAAAATGTAGTTATAGATTTACAAGCTAATGGTAAATCGAAATGGGGAACACCTCATATTAAGTTGATATGAGATGAAGATATAGTCTGGTATCCTAATATTAAATTAGGGAAGTTCATAAGAGAACTGGGTTTCGTTGCGGAAAACCTGAACCTGGGGATAAAATTAACGATCTCGACTTCTTTAGTAAGTTCAAATATACCCTAAATTTTGGGGCGTTATAGAGTGATCTATATAGATAAAATTCTTTAATTGTCGGGGAACTCCTTAGAACTTCTTAATTGAAGATTGGACAATCCGCAGCCAAGATTGTTGATAAACAATAAGGTTCAACGACTAGAGTATAACTCGTAGATATATAAGTTAATGATATATCGAAATAAGTTTAATCTTCTTATAGAAGATTGTGATATAGTCTTGTATCCTATATAACATTAGGGAAGTTCATTTGAGAACTGTATAGAGTTACGATCTATATGAAAGTATACGTAAAGGACCAAATTCCTTGGGTTTTAATAAATAGGCCCATGATCTTTTAATTGCGGGAAACTCCTTAGTACTTCTATATGAAGATTGGACAATCCGCAGCCAAAATTGTTGATAAACAATAAGGTTCAACGACTAGAGTATAACTCGTAGATATATAAGTTAATGATATATCGAAATATAGAACTATCGAAAGATAAAGAGATAGTCTGGTATCCTAATTAACATTAGGGAAGTTCACAGGAGAACTGCATTATTTTACGAATAATGTGAACTCATCGAATAAAAATGATAATAATATCTCAGTTAAATATCGCGGCATACACCCGAGTTATCTGGCCCGCGTAGATATTAACGTTTGCGGTGAACGTAGAAATATAATTGCCGCCTTTTCTTTAATTGACGGGAACTCCCTTATAGCTTAAACTACTAATAGTAACAAGTTTAAGATTGGACAATCCGCAGCCAAGATTGTTATAAAACAATAAGGTTCAACGACTAGAGTGATAACTCGTAGATTCGAAAGAATTGAAATGGGAAAACGATAGAGTTATTCTATTGAAGATATAGTCTAATATCCTAATATAAGTTAGGGAAGTTCATAAGAGAACTGCATAGATTGATAAACTGTGTGAATAAATGAATTCAGACCCTAGAAATAAATTTGGGGCAATATCGAGTGATCGTTATTGTTAAACTACCTTGACTGCGGGAAACTTCTTAGAGCTTTAAATTGATAAAGATTGAACAATCCGCACCCGATATTCTATATAATAGAATAAAGTTCAACGACTAGAGCATATTTGCTCGTAGATATAAAGTTATATCGAAATTAGTAGAATCTCTTAGGAGATTATGAGATAGTCTGGTATCCTATATAACTATAGGGAAGTTCATAAGAGAACTGTACTATTTAACGAATAGTATGAACACACGGGAACTAGTGGTATTATAACACCATTCTGTAAAACTAGTGGATTATTCTTCGATGGTGCATTTGAACCAGAAAGTTTTAAATATGATTTTGATAAGGAGATAACTGACTTTAGAAAATCAACTAGTAATAACATAATTGTTGATACTCACTATGATAATATATCTGAGTATTTTGAAGGTAGAGAACGATTTAAAGAAATGAATAGTCGAATCAAAATATCAGAGATTGAACGAACTGATAATAGTAAGTATTATATTAAAATTAAGCTTGCTAGTAATACTGATGATATATAAGGAAACTAAAATTTCCATTATATTCCTGCTCTAATAAAATAAAGATAAGGGCTTAAAAACCCTTATTTTTTTAAATATATATTATATAATGAATCAAGTAAATATATAAAGGGGGAATTACATAATGACTGACAAAGAAAAAATTAAACAACATCCTGCGTATATCCAGTACATTAAAAACCCTAGTAAAAAACTTCAAAAAATTGCACTTAAGAAAAGTGGAGGTAGTATATTCAAGTATATTAAAAAACCAAGTAAGAAAATTCAATTTCTTGCAGTTTCATTATTTGATCGTAATATTAAATACATCAAAAATCCGCGTGAAGGATTGCAATTAGCGGCAGTTCAAAATGATGGATCGAATATTCAATATATTAAAAATCCGAGTACTATGATTCAACATAAGGCGGTATCTACAAATGGTGACGCTATTAAATATATCAAAAATCCGAGTGAGGAAATACAATTAGCTGCTATATATGAAAACCCATGGAGTATTAAATATATCAATAACCCCAATAAACGTGTGCAGTTAGCTGCTGTGACGTTAGTTGGTCATGTAATTCAATACATTAATACAGACCTTGACAAAGACGTGCAGTTAGCTGCAATAAAAGAGAATAAATATGTAAGTAAATATGAACATGAAAACATTACCATCGACCCATATGATACGGATGATGGATGTTCTGTGTTGCCATATCGATATATGCGTCGTGATATATTACCATTCGCGTATATTCAAAACCCAGATCCTGATGTAATTGACTATATGGTGCGGAATATATTATAAATATAAAACTAAAAATAGGAATGTTGCATCTTTCAATATTCCTATTTTTTTATTAAACTTAATAAAGTATTTAACTATATATTATATAATGAATCAAGTAAATATATAAGGAGGTAAATGACATGACTATTCAAGTATCATATTCCGATGAGTATAAAGGTATACATGGGGTTTCAATTGCTACTTATACACCAAGTGGTTTTAATGGTAAAGTTTACAAGAAATTAGCTCCTTCTAAATTATTAGTACATAGATTCAAAACTATCACTGATAATACTTTACGTAAGGAAATATATAAAGAAGAGGTTTTGGACAAATTAGATCCATATGAAGTTTTGGATAAACTTGGAGTGAATATAGTGCTATTGTGTAATAGAGGAAGAGATACGTTTCCTCATCATATCGAAGCCGCTAAATGGCTATCTGAGAAAACTGGTATAGAATTATTGGAGGTTGAATAAATATGCTTTTTAATAATGTGCCAAAACAATATTTGATTCTTGAATGTACATTGATCACCGGCGTTAAAGAATATTTCTATATTGAAAACTTAGCTGCAAATACTCTTAACTATTTAGACACTAATAGGACACCAGTAAGGTGTTATAAAATTAAAGACCTGTATTTAGGAAATACTGCTCTTATTTTAGAGAACTTAGATAAGACTAAGGTTATTAATTTACATATAAATAACCTTTTGACCTATTCAAATATAACTAAGAATATTTTATTAATGAGTTTACGTGAATATAATGAGTTTATCACTAAAAATTGTATCACTGATTGTATTCATTGGAAATCACCTCATTGTAAATTAAATATTGAGAATACTGATGATCTAGGAGTGCATTGTAATAATATTGCTTTACTACATAATACACCCGATAATGAGAAAGGTGGTATTATAAAAGTATATTCTGTCTGGGATGGAATTAAAATGTTTGTCCACAAACTAATCAAAACAATATATAAAGGTGGTGGATAAACGATGAAGAAAATGCCAACTATTGTAATTGAATTTAATAAGGATATTATTTTCACATTCAGTAAGTATATTAGTAATGATGATATCAGAATATCTACATTAACTCTTATTGGAAAAACTACTGATGGAGATTGTGAATGTATTGTAAACTCCCGTTATATTGTGAAAATTGACCATAGAGATATTATGAAGATTACTTATGTGAAGGAGAATGTAAATGTTTAATCATCAACCTATTAAAATCGAATTTAATGATGAGATACGCTTCACTGAGCTTTGTGATGGTAATGTTGAAGAGTTACGAACTGCTGAATTGTTGTTGGTTGAAAAAAGTTCATGTGGAGATTTGTTATGTGTAGTTAATGAAGGACAATATCTTGTAGATATAGATAGTAGGGATATTAAAAACGTACGATATATTGAAACTTTAAAAAGTTATATTAAGAGAGTGAGCTTAAATCATTTTGATATTGATACTTTAGATTGGGATAAGAAATAACTACATAATGAACTCATATATAAAGGGAAGAATTTATCTTCCCTTTATATTTTTATTATTAAAGAGGTGATATATTGACACAAACAAATGGAGAATTGGAAAAAATAAGCAGGGTTATAATACGACCAACTAAAGAATTATCATTAAGAATGCATGTTAGATTATTAAGAGAAACCGATGGGAGAAAAGAAAACTTCCATAAAGTAGTTACATATGGTAGTAAGAACTACCTTAGTTTAGATATTCAAGGATATCTTACTCTTGAACTTAAAAGAGATGACTGGTCACCAGATAAATGGCTGAGAATAACTCAAGCTAATATTTTTCATGTCATTAAAGGTTTTAAAGCGATGTTAAACTCTATATATACTGGAGATATATTCGCAGTCACTAAAGGTAAGAAAACGATTATGTATAAGGGCAAAGTTAATGAGCATACCCAAAACTTAAATAATTTGGGTACTAATAATTGGTTAAGGATTTCACCGGCAATTATATATGATGAAAATGACATATCATATGAAGGAGTGATTCTATATATTAATAAAACTGAAAACTATGTACCATTATCAATTGATGAATTTGAATCATTATTATATGCTCTTGAAAAAGTAGATATTTTCTTATATTCACAGGAGATACTGAATTATTTTATGCTTAGTCTAAAAGATCAAAAATTAGAAATTCAACCTACATTTAAGAAAGTATTTAATAAATCCGATCATCCTATATTTAATAAGGAAGCTGAAGAAGTTAAAAGTACAATATTCAAAGAAGAAAGTCCTAAAGAATTCTTTGGTATTTAGAAATATATATTATAATGCTAATATAACAAAATAAAGGAGGTAAAAATACTATGAAACTATTAGATAAATACGAGGATATCTCTACATCATTAGAGCATATCGTAAGGAACTTTAGCTTATATCAAATCAAAGATATTAATTTCTACACTGAGCCACAAAAAGATCAAAGGATTAAAGACATAATTCTATATATAAAAGGAGTCACTTTGTATGATCCTATCAGTGGAAGAGAGGTTGAGATTGCATGTAAATATGATGGACCTTTCTTAACAACCTTTAATATATTCTCAGTTACTATTTCAAACTCATTAGATAGTTCAATTATTACTATATCAACTAATATTGATGCTCTTGAAGAATCTATTGAGCGTACCAACATAATTAAGATCATTGGATTGTTAAAAACTAAGCGTAGACAAAGATCGAGTAGATAAAAAGAGGTGTGAGGATGAAAGAAGAGAAGATAAGAGTGTTCATGGGGAGATTGGTATTGACTTCAGGGGATGAATTTCATGAAGTTGAATTATTCTATCCGAGTAAGAAACTTAAGAAAGGTTTCGGTTACATTAAAGGAAATCTAGTATATATTTTTCATGGTCGGATAGAAAAGTTTAAGAAGAGTAGTCTAAAAGCTGGGGTATATAGTAAAGGTAATGAGTACATATTTATTGAACCGACTATAGATAAAAGTCTATATTCTCTAGATAACATAATCGAATTGAATCTTGATAAGATATTTAACGAAGTTTCCAAGGATGAGACTAACTTTATTTCACCAGAAGATATTGAGGTCATAAATATTAATGCTGAAGTTTATGTACCTACGATAAAGGAAGATGATGATTTTCTAAAGTACATTGTTAAGAGAATAATCATTGAGAAAAAAATTAATCTTAAAAACTATAAGGGCAAATTCACCAATCAATATGCCCTTAATAATATGAAATCTGGTTTAAACAAAGAAACCAAAATGACAGTAACTAATTTTAAAATCTGGTGTGAAATCCTAGATGTCAAATGGGAAATTATGATTTCTGATAATGGAACTGATAAGTTGAATCCATTATCAGATGATATAATAGTTTCTAGTAATCAATTCTAAAATTAGGGAAGGGGTGTTTTTATAGTGTGGCCCAGTTGGTATGAAAATTATTATTCAAGTTCATTCTGTAGTTGTATGGATATTGATTTTGAAAGTATTCAATATTATTTATTTGAATGGCGTGAATTAACAAGTAAAGTAATTCGATGTTATATAGATAAAGGGGATTTACGTTCTTCTCATCCACCGTAGTATTTAATCAATTTGATATCTATATAAATTTAAATAAAAGAGGAGAGAGTGTAGGATGAGTGAATTTTGGTTATCTGAAAAGTCTAAGGAGAAAATCGATAAACACATTATAGATGTCTTTATCGATAGTATTAACTTTGCTATGGATTTGTGCACTATCGATAATCAAGATAGTGAAGAAAATCCCCTTACCCAGAAACATATCGAATGTATAATTAGGAATAGTAAAACTGTAATTAGTCATTGGTATCCACCAGAGTGTATACATGATGTTGAAATAACATTCGTTGGTCGTATGGCTAAAATACAAGTTGATGTTGATTTTGAAGTCATTGAGAAATATTTATTGTCACAGAATAACGGTAAGCCTCCATCGGGTAGCAGTATAACCCATGAAAATAAACCTAAAAAATCTAAATCAAAACCTAAGAATACTAAACCCATAATTACTAAACCGAATTACTTAAACTAATAAAAATAACGGAGAGAAATCTCCGTTATTTTTTTATAATCACTTTTAAAACAAGAGTTAACAAATTTATAATAGACTTACGAATGGAGTGATTAAATGCGAATACTTTATTTATGTCTTAAGAATTATGCTAGTATATATACTGCAATGAAAAAGAAGAAATTAATATTGGATCTTAGTAAATCTAAGAATAGGATAGTGTTATTAATTGGAGACAATGGTACAGGAAAGACATCAATTATGAGTGCACTACAACCATTTGCTTATTCAGGTAATGGTGATGTACGTAACTCTGAAGATTTAATACTACCTGAAGTTGATGGTTATAAAGAGATCCATATAGAAAATGGAGAAGTTGTTTATATCATAAAACATCACTATATTTATAATAAAACTACTGGAAGAACTATTAAGAGTTTCATTACTAAAGATGGTATTGAACTAAATTCAAATGGTAATGTTAAATCATTTATAGAGATAGTATTATTGGAACTGGGTCTTGAAATTGATTTTTTAAAATTATTAAGATTGGGATCGAATGTGACTAATTTCATAGATATGAAAGCATCTGAAAGAAAGAACTTTACATCTGAATTATTATCAGATATTGACATATACTCACAATTTTATAAAAAAATAAATGAAGATACTAGAATATTAAAAACCGTGTTAAGATCGGTTATAGAGAAGATCGATAAATTAAAAATCCTAGATGAACAAGATATAGTTAATGAAATATTATTATTGAGTAATAAATTAACTGATTTAAATCTAAAGAAAGATAATATTAATAGTTCTATGTGGACTAAACGAGGCGCTTTAGAAAGTCTAGTTCCAGAGGGAGTTAAAGAATTTTTAACTACATTAAATGATGAAAGTGAACAGGCTAAAGTTTTAGCTAATATAATAAAACATGATCGAGATAAACTTAAGAAACTGGATGTAATAATTATAGATAGTGTCGATGATAGTTTAATGACTATCTCATCCAATATAAATAATAATGAGAATTTGATTACCACCAATACTAATATGATAAATTTCTATTTTAAACAATTAGAAATCTATTTTACACAAAAAGACGAAAAAGAAAATAGTCTAAAGTATATATCATCAGATTCAGAATATAGTAAATTAAGTGATATGTATCTACAGTTCAGTAAGACTAAAGAAAAATATGATAAATTATATAAAAATTATGTATCTAAATGTACTAAAGAAGATATGTTAACCGCTCTTAGACTAATGCAAGAAATTGATAGTTTCATATCCAATATCCATACATTTAATCATGATGGGGTAGTTAAAGTCATTGATCACATCATGAATAGAGATAACATTGATTACATAATTAAAGAAAATGTTAATGATATTGACAGTAAGATTTCCAATCTAAAACTTATGAATTCAAATAATGATACTAATAAGAATAAAGTATTCATACTAATGAAACCAACAGAATGTAGAGTAAATAATTGCTCGTATATAAATTTCTATAAAACTATGAGTGGGAATACAAATGAGACTCCAATTAGTAAAATTAAGAAGGATATTAATATATTAGAAGATAAAAGAGAATTCTTTTTATCATTAGGAGATATTAATAAGAATATAGAGTATATATTACTTCTTATTAAATCAAATTCAGTTCTTATTAATAAGATGCCCGAACCATTCTTTGATATAACAAAATTATTAACCTCAATTAAGAATTGTTTACCTTTCTTTAATGAAAATAAAGTAACTGCATATATAACTGCTTTAGAAGAATTAGAAGATTATAGACAGTTGAAAGATAAGCTTAAAGATATTAAAAAGGAATTAACCTTTATAGAGAAAAATGCCGTATCATTATCATCCATGAGAAAAGAATTAAGTGATTTAGATATTAACATTTACAAGATACAAACGGATATAGAGAAATTAAAGACAGATAACTTAAAACTTACTAAAAGAAACGATAATTTTAGGGTTTTATTCGAGTCTTTAAGTACGTACAAAGAGATATCTCTAAATATCGAGCTTAAACGAAAAGAACTAGAACGTTTGCTCTCGTCGATAGAAAATAAGAAAGGGATAAGTAAAAGGATCGAAGAATTTGTACTTTTCAAACAAGATCAAGAGAAAAAAATCATCGTGTTAAATAATGAAATAAAGAAAATTGAAGATAATATCAATAATAATAAATTTAAACTAAAAGAATTTGAGTTATTAAGTAAAGAAAGAATTCTTTTGGAAGATAAGTTTGACGAAATAAGTATTTTGAGAGAAGCTCTTTCATCTAATAAAGGAATGCCATTATTATTTATTCAGTTATATCTTAAGAATACCAAAATGATAGTTAATAACCTATTGGACTTTATATTTAAGGGCGAATTAGAGATTGATGATTTTGAAATTAATGATAAAGAGTTTAAAATCCCTTATATTAAAAATGGCATTAGAGTAAATGATATTATATCCACGTCCCAAGGTGAAATGAGTTTTGTATCTTTAGCATTATCATTCGCATTAATAACTCAATCTATAGAGAAATATAATATATTATTATTAGATGAAATTGATTCGACATTAAGCCAAAAAAATAGACCTTTGTTTCTAAGCATACTTGAAAAACAATTGGATATCATAAATGCTAAACAAGCTTTTCTTACAACACATAGTAATGTATTTGATAATTACCCAGTTGATCTAATAATAACATCAGATGTTAATATAGATAATTATACTGACGTTAATATATTATTTTCATATGCGGCATAATAAAAAAAGAAGTTGTGTATTAATACACAACTTCTTTTTATTATTCCAATATAAGCTCACAACCAAAATCTAATAAATCCTTTTCCTCAAAATAAACACCCCATGGTATAATACTCATTTCAAAAACCTCTTTCATATTATATTTTTATTCTATCTATTAATATAATATATACTTGAATATATCAACATTACGAATCTTATAAATTAATGAGGATGTACATATTATGTACATCCTCATTAATTTTCAATTATCTGTGGGTGAATACCATTCTATTACTTTATATGCTCTTCCAGATACATCAGTAGCATAGTTTCCATCATTACTAAATTTAATTTTACCAACATCTCTCTTAGTTGGTATGGGGTAATCATTTATTTGTTGTGAGTCTCTATCTAGAGCGATAAAGTGCCATTCACCGGTGTCTATACATTTCTTTATATAGATTTGAACACCACGATTTTCATATTCAATATATTTATTACCGGCTTCACTTCTAAAGGGTCTATCCATACCATCAAGCCTATCTTGAATCATCTGATCGTACCTGTCGGTATCTTCATCATTATCTGACATACCCCGTAAGTTACCTAATAATTCACGGGGATCTAAACCCTCATCCTCTTTAGTATTACCATAATCTCTGATAAAGTTACCCCTACCATGACTAATAATTTTAGATAAATAAGCTGAAGCTAAACGATCATTACTATTACCACCTTCAGCTTCTTTAGTTTTAGCATCTACTTTGAATTTGAAATCAGTAACTATCTTCTTAACATTGGCTATCTCTTTTATAACAGATAATTTATTTACTTTAGATGCTAAAACAGTTTGTGCCAAGTCAGTTATATACTTACTGATACCACGAACTTTAGCATCTTCCATTTGTCGATATTTCTTTTCTAAATCTTTAGAAAATATATTAACTTCATTTAATAATGCGTATAAGAGAGTAAGTTCTTCAGCGAATTCTTTTTTATAGGGATTATCTTGCTTTTTAAGTTTATCATAACCTCGTCTTTGTTCATCGATAATACCATCTTCAATATCATCATCTTCATCTCGATGTAAGAGTTCATCAATATCAATAAGATTAGATAAGGCATCGTCATTTTTATTACCGATTTCATTCTCTTCTGAAAAATCAGTAATTGTTCCCATTGACATCATAGTTGCATTTAATCCACTATGTTTTTTATTCTTCTTTTTTTTCTTAGTATGTGATGAGAATAATATTTGTTCAGGTTCATCTTGAATAATAACTTGTTTAGATTCACTCTTAGGTTTTTCTTTAACTTCCTTTATTGGTTCTATAATAGGATTTATTTTTGCCTTAGGCTCTGGACTTTTAGGTTTAGTATATTCAGGACTATATTTTGTCTGATTAACAACAGGTATACGTTTTTTTAAAGATTTAATCTCAGAAATCATATCATTTCTATTAATAGGCATATTAATTTGGATATGGTATCTTTCGTCCATAAAAACCACCCTTCCTTAGTAATATGTATTAATTATTATAATGAATGACATTGATCATGATAAATGTTTATATATTATAATAAGGTACAGTTTGAATTATTATTTTCGTTTTAACAATTGTATAATAGAAAGGTGTTGATTTATATTTATGGATTTCATGAAAGGTATTAATAAAGAGAATGTCATGTTAATTAATATAATATATCATAATAAGAGAAAAGAGAATAATTATAATGATTACTTAGATATTATCACTAAAGATTTAACCACAGGTGAAAAAATACTTACAACTATCGAGAATCCTGAAATGGATATATATTTTACAAAAGAGGAGCATAGAAATTATGACTATAATAAGAACTTTATGGAAATTGATAAGACTGATAGACATAGATTTAAATATAAAGATCTAACTAGATCCATAGCTAAAATGGCTGGGCCTAGTTATGAGAACTTCATTAAACAATCTATAGAAACACAAAATTATGCTAGAATAAATAATATCCATAAATATAAATATGTATTTGGATCTGATGTTGATATTGAAAATTGGTATAGAATTCAATGGTTATTAAATTATGATAATAATAAACCTAAATCCGTAACTAAGCTATTTCTCGACATAGAAGTCGACGGTCGGGATGTACCTGGATTCCCCAGAGATGGTGAAGTGCCAATTAATGCTGTAACGATAGTAGATGAATTTAGTAATCAATCATTTACATTCTTATTGGATAATCCATTAAACCCTCAAATAGAAGATTTTAAAAATGATGTGGAATCTTTTGTTGAAGAACTACATAATGATTTTGATGAATCATATGGGGAATTAAAATATAACTTATTTATTTATGATGATGAAGTTCAAATGTTAATAGATGTATTTAAATTGATTAACACTCTGAACCGAGATTTCCTATTAGTGTGGAATATGAGTAAAATGATGCTCCTTATAAAGGCGACTTTATAAGAAAATTTCTTTAACTGCTGGAAACTCCTTAGAGCCTTTATTATCAGAGTATAATAATATAAAGGATTGGGCAATCAGCAATCAAGTTCAATAACAAACTAAGTTTTATTACATTTATTAGAGGAGGGTAAAACATGTATATAGTAATACGCAAAGATAAAGAAGTATTTAAATTATCAACTTATCCTGGGATTAAAAAAGATATGTATTCTATTAGTAACTACGGGTCTATACGTAATAATGTGACAAACGAGATATTTTTTCCAACATCGAGAAACTCAGCAGGTTATGTACACACTTCTTTATGTACAGAATCATTTAAAGTTTACACTAGTGTTTTGGTATCACGTTTAGTTGCTTGGGAATTTTGTGATGGTTATGATAAGGAACTAAATAGGGTGGAAGTCAATCATAAAGATATCAACAGGGCTAATAATTATTATGAGAATTTAGAATGGGTGACTCGGGGAGAAAATACTAAATTTGCCTACGTGCATGGCAATCGTAAGGTGATAGTGCCAGATTCTAGGGGACCAAGAGCAAAGATACGCGGATCATTAAATCCCAAGAATGTTTTCAGTGAAGAGTTTGTACATGAACTCTGTCAGTTATTCACGGACGGTAAGAGCACTAAAGAGATATTAAAAATATTCAATACGAGTAAAAAATTAAATACACAACTCTATTCATTACTCATGACTTTGAAACATAGAAAAGGATGGGGACATATTACGGAAAAATATGTATATTGATATTTGTTATTGAAAAGATTCAACGACTAGAGTGAGAACTCGTAGACCCTTTTCATGGGGTGGACATAATAAGTCCTTCGCGAAATGGGAAACATCTCCGATGTGGAGATGAAGATATAGTCTGATATCTTAGGGAAATCCTAAGGAAGTTCATAAGAGAACTGCGTAGTATAAAAAACTATGTGAACTGTTTGTTCGATGTGCCGTACATGATCGCACGTATGTTAGAATTAGGAATGAATCCTGTTGAAGTGATGTGTCATAAAGATTTTAAAATACAAGAAGCTTTTTTCAAAAAAGATCTTCGAAATTTTATGATAGCTAATAAAGGAGATTATTTTAAGATATCATCTTATACTGTATATTTAGACCAAATGATAGTATATGCCAGTTTAAGAAAAGGAGGTAGTCAGTTACGATCAAATGCTCTTAGCTACATTGCTCAAGTTGAAATTGGTGATGAAAAATTAGACTATTCTGAAGATGCTAATATCAAAACTTTACCATATGTTAATTACAAGAAATTCGTTAAATACAATATCAAAGACGTTTTACTACAACTTGGAATTGAGAGAAAAACTCATGATATTGATAATGTTTATTTAAGATCGTATACAAATGTAACAGCTTATTCAAAAGTATTTAGACAAACGGTATTTTATAGTGCCGGTGATTCTTTAATTGACGGGAAACTCCTTATAGCTTCTTAATGAAGATTGGACAATCCGCAGCCAAGATTCTTATAATAAGAATAAGGTTCAACGACTAGAGTATAACTCGTAGGTTTAATAACTGAAATGGGAAACCGATAGAATTTATTCTATTGAAGATATAGTCTATTATCCTAAAGTAATTTAGGGAAGTTCATAAGAGAACTACATTATCTTACAAATAATGTGAATTATAGGTTCTTAAAAAACAGAGCATTTTTAGAGTTTTATAAACAAGGTTTGATTATTGGTAATAATACCAATATTGATTATGGATTACCTCCTCAGATAGCTAAAGAAAAAGATGAGGATGATGAGAAATTTGCAGGTGCATTAGTTGGTGATCCTGAATTGAATAGTAAGACTGGTATAATGATGTTAGGAACTCCAAGTAAATACATCTATGATAACGTTGTAGATATGGATAGCTTTGTCCCATTATGTAGTAATATGTAATGAAAACTTCTTTAATTGACGGGGAACTCCTTAGAACTTCTTAATCGAAGATTGGACAATCCGCAGCCAAGATTCTTATTATATAGAATAAGGCTCAACGACTATCCCATTGGTATTGAAATATACAACAGGAGTAGGGCTCAAATGAGTGGGTGAAATTCCCTTAAATCGAAATAAGAAGCATCTTATATAAGATGATGATATAGTCTGAACTCATATGAGAATATGAGAGAGTTTACTTTATATTATCTAATAAATAATATTAACAAATTGATGGGTAAATATTGCTCATATAAAACTTCTTTAATTGACGGGAAACTCCTTAGAACTTCTTAACTGAAGATTGGACAATCCGCAGCCAAGATTCTTACATAAGAATAAGGTTCAACGACTAGAGTGTGACTCGTAGATATAAAGTTATATCGAAATGAAAAGCTCTCTTAATAAGAGATGAAGATATAGTCTAATATCCTATATAATTATAGGGAAGTTCATAAGAGAACTGTATAGAGTTACGATCTATATGAATACCATGGCGTTTTATCCTAATATGATTATGGCTTTTAATATATCACCAAATTGTATAATCGGTAAATTACTCTTAGACACAACCATAGAAGACCTATATAATATCAAAGATATTGAAGCCGATATATATGATTGTGGGCGAGACTTCGTAGATAACATGTTAATTAACAATCCTGGTAACATGGGCAGTAAATGGTTTAATCTTCCGAAAATAGAAGAACTTAATGAGTTAATACGAGAGAAGTTCTTAATGAATAAGAAGACTAAACTAATTATACCTGACTCATATAAAGATAAGTTATTTATTGAGAATCTAGTAATAAATATTAAAGGAGTGAAATGAAATGATTAATTCACCTATAATGGAATTAACCTCGAAGGACATTAAGAAGTTAAATGAATTCAATCAAATTGTAAAAAGAGTTTTTAATGGTATTTATATATTTAGTGATGGGATAATTATGACTGATCCAGAAATAGGTAATAGAGTTAATAAAGGTGTTCATTTTGCAACAACTTCAATACAACCTATTGATAATATACCGAGTAATTATTATATGTCTCTTAAATGTGATAAGATATTTAAATTCATTCGTGATAATAAAAAGAATATACGATATTTAACAATAGATGGAGGTGATTTATATATTGATCTTAAAGATGAGAGTAAAGAAATTATTGGACGTATTTTTGATGCTGATGATAATCTTTATTTGAAGAAACGCGCCATATCAAACACTATAGAGTATCATAAAACACATTCATCATTAGTGTCTCAGAATGTTATTGAATCATTATCTGATAACGAAATATATACTTATGGTGATGATGAATATAGAGTCCGAATAACTAAGGAATTATTACCGGCTCTAAAGAGGGATATGAAAGTTAATATTTCATTCAGAGATGAAGTCGGTGATCCAACACTTTTTTATATTATATTATCTGTGGATAAAGGTGATGTTATAACATATCATATGTATAAGTGTATAAAGTACTAATATAAAATAATGGTATGAATTTAATTCATACCATTATTTTTTTTGCTAAATTTCACTAATTAAATTATTCAGGAACAGAACTATAATATATCATACATGAAAGGGAAGGTGTATAATGGCTAATCCCAAAGATAATGATTCGAATTTAGTCAAAAAAGTAGAAAAACCTTTGGCTAAATTAAATACTCTATTTAATGATATCATGGATACTATTTCGTTTAACACTTTTAATACGGATAGTAAGCATGAGAAAGAATTACAGAAATTTGCTAAGGAAATTGATGAGGTTGTTTCCCAAGAAATTAAGAACTTAACCACATTTACGGGAGATGACATATCAACTTTCTTAGTAAAATTATTTAATGAATATGATAATAATGCCAATACTGACTTTAAGAATATCGAAGATATATTCAATACAAAAGACAATAGTGTTTTTCAATTCTTTCAAGATAAATATAAAAATGTAAATTTATTATATGATGATCTAAATATGATCTGTAGTAAATTATCGGAATTAAATGAAGCCGTCTTAGCGACTAGAGATGCTATTGTAACTTCAGACGATATAGGTCAATCGATAACGCGTACATTGAAATTTAAAGAAGTTGTTGAAAGTAATGAGAATACAAGTTATATAAAGCTTATTGAGAATATGGAAAAGAAATTTAAATTAACTCAGAAACTTAAGAATCATATCATTCCAAAAACACTTCAATATGGTAAGTATTATGCGTATATAATACCATATGCTAAATTATTTGAAAGATATTACAATGATAAGGTAAAAGATGATAGAATGGTTTCCTCTTTAGAGTCATCAGTAACACCTGACTTTATAACTGAAGTTAAAGAAAGTGTAAATGCTATATCTAAAACGAATATATTACCTAACGATATGTCTAAAGCACTAAAAGGTTATTTAGAAGGTATTGAAGTTCATAATGATGAGATCGCAATTCCAGTTATTGAAGGAATTGATATCAGTATATTATTAGAGGATATGTTAGATGATCCTGATGAATTTAAATCAAATGTTGAAAAAACATTAAAGAATTCCACTAAGAAATCTAAAGGAAAAACTACTACCGATATATTTCCAGAATCAACTATTAATATGAAAAAATCGAATAAAGATAGTGATTTTGTTAATATAAAAGGTTGTTATGTTAAGCTAATAGAACCTAGAAAAATAATACCTGTAAAGATACTTGATCAAGTAATTGGGTATTATTTTATTCATGATACAGCATATGATACTCATAAATCCCCATTTACTACAACTATTAAAATGAATCCCGCTAATAATACCAATGATGCTGAAAATATGTTCTTATCTAAAATAACAGATAAAGTTGTTAAAGCATTCGATAAAAGTTTTTTAGAAAAGAATATTAAGTTTAAAGAACTTATTATGAATGCTTTAACATATAATGATATTTACAAAAAGCAACTAAAATTTCAATTTATACCTAAGGATTATATCCAAGAATTTACCGTTAATGAAGATGAGGAAGGTGAAGGTACATCTATATTAATGCCTTCATTGTTTTATGCTAAATTATACTTAGCGTTACTTATCTTTAAGATGATGTCTATCATCACTAAATCTAATGATACCAAAGTTAATTATGTAAAACAATCTGGAATTGATACTAATGTTGTTAATAAGGTTCAAGAAGTTGCTCGGTCAATTAAGGATCGTCAGGTAAATTTCATGGACATATTGAATTATAATAGTATTATCTCTAAGATTGGAGCTAATAAGGAGCTCTTTATTCCTGTGGGCCGCTCTGGGGAACGTGGACTTGAATTTGACATTATTTCAGGGCAAGAGATTTCCCTGAACACAGAACTAATGGAAATGCTAAAATCGAGCTTCATTAGCTTGACTGGAGTCCCCTCGGTAAAATAATATATAGCCGATGATAAACTTCTTTAATTGACGGGAATATCCTCAGAGCTTTAAACTACTAAACTAGTATAGTGATATGCTAAGTGGCTAGGAGTAATTAACCTAGGTATAGTAATAATGTTTAAGATTGGATAATCCGCAACCAAGATTCTAATGTTATTAAATATTATTTCTTATATTCATCATAACAGAGCTATAAATATAATTATATGAAAGGATTGTGAGTAATGCGAAATATAGTTGAAATATTTAAACCGATTTATATTTATGGTGAACGCACTAATTATTTAGTTAGTGATTGGGGGACTGTAATGAATGGGACTACCAAGAAGGAGTTAAAACAACGTCTTAATGCTGATAACTATTATGAAGTTACATTATGGGTAAATAATAAAGCCGTTAATCGAAGGATACATAGATTGGTGGCCGAAACCTTTCTTGAGAATCCAAATAATTATCCTGTAGTAAATCATAAAAAAGGTGGATTAACAGAGGATGGGCAATGGAATAATTGTGTTTTAAACTTAGAACATACAACTATTTCATATAATACAAAACATGCATATGATACGGGTTTAAAGAACCCTTTAGTTGGAGAGGAATGTGGGTTTAATATATATCCGGAACCATTAATAGATAAAATTATCAATAAACTATTAATGGCTATACCACCGGACATTATAGCCGATGAACTTGGGGTAAAAGTATCATTAGTTACAAGTGTGCGTGATGGATATTCATGGAAACATAAAATTAAAGGTCTTGTTTTTCCTAAACCTGCTTTTGCCCACACTAATGAATATACATATGAATTAAAATTTAAAATTTTGAATTTATTATATGTGGGTAAAACAACAAAGGAAATTATAGAAAGACTTGATCTTCCGAAAAAAAATAAATTTAAAAGTTTAATCGACAATATAAGACGACGAAATATGGAGAGGATGATAATAAATATTAGATGAAGGCCCAACGACTATTGAAAGATATGTTTTCCGTTCAACATATTAAGTAATGTAGATATACAAGTCAATTAATGGTATATCGAAATATGAGGCAATCCCTTTAAATATAAGGGTTTGAAGATATAGTCTGGTATCCTATAGAAATATAGGGAAGTTCATAATAGAACTGCATTATCTGACGAATAGTGTGAACATATCTCGTATTATGAATTTCATTAACGAAGCAGATCGAGAAATCCATGTCTGCATATACAGTGATGTATATTAAAAAACTATTTTAATTGTCGGGGATCTCCTTAATGCTTTATTTAATAAAGATTGGACAATCCGCAGCCAAGATTCTATTTAATAGAATAAGGTTCAACGACTATCGAAAGCTTTTAATTAAGTTAGTAGAGTAGATTACATATTGATGGTAATCGAAGTGGAGAGCTCCAATATTAAAATTAATTAATTTTAATATTGGATGAAGATATAGTCTAGTATCCTAATGTAAATTAGGGAAGTTCATAAGAGAACTGCATGTGAGTTATGACATATGTGAATATATCGTATGCCAAAACCCTAGTCATGGCAAATGCTAAGTTTGTCGGTCGAGTTATAACACATCAGGGATCATTTAATGGATCAGTTACTGAATTCTATAAGAAACTAATGGGATTTGCAACTGAAATACCTGAGAATTTAATCGATGAATTTGAATATATATTTGCTGCACCGAAAACATTAACTAATACTAATCTAACTGATCTTATATCTAATGCTGAACAAACTGCTACATTTATTGTGAAATCATTAACTGGTGATAATTCATCCCCTAGTGATGATGATAACTTATTAAAAGATTTGTTATTTAATAAAATCTCTAGAGAATTCCTACCAATGATTCCATGGAGTACTGCTGATACAATATTAGAGGAGTGTAAGATAGAATTGGAGAAGTTGAAAGCTGAAAAGAAAATGACTACTCCTGAAGGTACTGAAGACGTACAATAAAAAAATAAGTCTATGATGGTTAATTCCATCATAGACTTATTTTTATTATTTAATCTTGAATATTTATATTTTCAGAAATTGGCCAGTTTTTGATAACTGGCGCGGTGAGAGCCGCAATTTCAGTCGGAAGATAACCAGATTGTACACTGAGATAGTTTCTTAAAATTAAGAACTTGCTTATCAGTGCCTTAGCAACATCATTGATTTGAGGCGATTCGTATTTAGTACAAGTAAATGGAACGTCAACTTGTACGACTGGGTGTGATCCGGCCTCATAATTAAGGTGATCTTTCTTAACATTTTTTGGCATCATGTTAGAAAGTAAACATGCATATTCAATATTATCAGTCCGTCCAGTTGGGTCTGTCGTCACATAAATTGCTTCTGCTGAATGATTAGTCTGAGAATATGAGAGGCTATTGGCGGCAGTCGCCATATCCATCGCCCCATGGTAATGTGCAACACCAGTGTGGGGGTCTGAAATGCCAGTTATCCACATATCAGTATATTCTCTTACAGGAGAACCTGCAAACTCATATAGTTTTAATGTAATTTCATTTGTTTCATCTTTGGCAGTTGTTGCAACGTCAAATGATTTCCCAGCATACCCGCCAGTAATTTGTTCAAAGTCTAAAGTAGTTCCTTGGATTCCATCGACTCCGACAAATCCATATTCAAATAAATGCTTTATTCGCTTAGTTTTTTCAGGAAGAACTAGTTGCAAGAACGGTGGCATTTTCACGAAAAATATCCTAGAGTAACCGACTTTTAATGGATCATACTGTGCTAAGCTTTTTGATGTTACATCCAATCCACCTAGAAATAATGAATAATCTCTCATATCTTTTTCATGAGTTTTAATACCACTTTGTAACGTTCTAACGTCTGTAGTACCGTTCGGTCCTGCCATTTTGACTCACTCCTTTACTGTTTATTTACTATACTCGTTTGTTAATATCAATTTCAACAATACCACGCTTGGCCATAGTTCGGAAAATAACACTTAGATAACAGTGAATAATACTCCTCTCTTCTTCCCAAGCACTCATATCAAAATATACTTGGGCGTCTCTACATTGCTTACCGCGGTAATTGCTAAATACTCTATCCGCAGCTTCAGTGAAGTTCTTACGATCTTCAGCTTCGGCGAACTGATATCTTTTAGAGGCTGTCATACTCTCGACGATACGTTTCATCTCAAGTAAAACATGCATATTATTTTCTTCAGATAGATCTGACCATATAAGTTGCGAAGTGCCTTGTGTACCCCGAACAAATGTATTCTCGGCGATACATTCAAAGTAGTTAACTCGGGCCACATATAGTGCTTCTTTGATTTCAGCATCATCGGCGTCTACAATTGGTTTTAGACTACCTCGAATCCCACCAACCAGTTTACCGAACACATCACCAGCAAGAGGGACATGTTTCCCGACGGTTTTGAAGTGTACTGGTAATTGACCGGCTAGAAAGTAGGTTGTCGTCACGGGAATACTCTTACCGGTAAATGCATCTCGAATGTAATAATGTTGACATTCTTTAGAGAAGATTCTATCACCAAGACTACCAAAAGAGGTCGCCCAATTGATAACCGATGTGTTGGTATTATGAAGCCCAGCATCAACAAATCCATATGCGTCATATCGTTTTAACATTAAACCAACTAATGCTCGTTTAACCTCATCAGAATAACACGCATCTAATATTAACTCAGCCGGGGTTTGTCTTTTACTAAGGATTTTAGGATCTGTAGTGCCTTCGAATGCAGCGATATATGCAGCATCGATTGCAGTTTCTCTCTCAGCCAATGTAGCCACATCGTATGTGAAAGATCCGTCGTCCCCACCACTCAACAATAGACCTTCAACGTTGTCGAGGGAGACTGAATTAACACCAGCCGTGAACTCGATGGTCGGTATTACTACTCCAGCAGGCGTTAGACCTGTAATGACATCAAACGTTGCCATTGTGATTGTAGTAGTCGGATCGACTGATGTTTTGTATAGTGTTAGTAGATCATTGAACGACGTCTCGCAGACATACATCCCCATTTTAGTACTACCAGTGTCTGGATCACTTATAACATCATTCATGAACAGAGATGTCACAGCGCTATCAACTGCATCGGGGAAGAATGATCCTGAGAAAATTTCTTTTCGGTGAATTCCGCCAACACTGTCAAGAACTTCAATCCTAAAATTTTTATAACCATTATCTTTGTCCATTTGTAAGTCAGAGCTTAAGCGAATTCGTAGATCGTTACCATACAATCCTCGGCCTAAAACATATGTGCCGAATAATGGATAAGTTTTAAATCCATCACTATCGGCCACTGTAGTTGCCATTGCATCCACAAGGGTAGAGAAGTCGGTTTTATCAGCGAAATCTGGAATAAAGACGGACTCATGTTTAATCACCAATTGAGTATTCGCAGGGATTACTGGTGCGGTATCCACTGTTAATTCAGCAAAAACGACTTCAGTGGCATCTTTGTACGCGGATAACTTAAAGGTATACCCGGTATCAGGAGTCAGCCCTGTCATTGTTCCAGTGAAAACTCCTGTTGAAATATCCACTGTCGTGGGCGAATATAAAGATCCAGCCGTACTCAATTTTTTATAAAGTCTGAACGCCACTCCAACTTGAGCAGTAGTTAACTTCCAATTAAATACAACACTAGTGGTTGTTATTGCTCCAGTGCTAAATGCATTTAATACATCTTCTGTAACAATATCCGAATTATATGTTATAACTGTTTTTTCACTAGGTGCTGATAAAATAACCCCATTTTTTCCAATTATATGATAAGTATGAGTACCTGTTGCAATAGTTGTTAAGTCATACGTGGTGACGACTCCGACTGATGCAATCTTGGTAACTCCTTCATATATGTCATAACCAGTTGCTCCGACCACAGCCGACCATGTGAATGTGAATTTAGCTGCATCTAAAACTACTTTGAAATCAGTAGGTGTTAATGGGTCCACTTCCACCACCTTAGCTTTTGCCAATACTACAACATTTGCATAGGTAGCATCATCGGGCATAACCCTCATACACCACGCTTTAGCTTGAGCCGTCAAAAGGGCGGTATATGGCATATATCCAGACTGACCGAACAATTTATAATTGGGATTACCATACTCTTCCAAATATTTGGAAGATACATCAAAAGGCAACAACACTCCATCTCGTCCTTTAGACGAAGTTAGTGCACAAATAAATCTTACACCATCTTGAGGTGGACTAACTACTTCTTCAAAAACGGTATTATCGTTAATGAAAGTTTCAGTATGGGGATGTAAATATGATGGTACGATTTGTCCTGTTATCGGCATAATATCTCAACCTCCTTAATTGATTTATTTTTTATTTAAATGTTCTTTTATATACTTACATCTTTATTATTTTTTCGATAGGAGATTCAGTTTCTTGTTTATTATAGTTCTTTATGTTCAGAGATGTAGTAATCATAGAATCTAGATCTTCGAAAGTTAAAGCAGCGAATGTTGAGTTTCTTGCACAAATTTCTCGTATATTCGCTGTTCTATATCCATATGGTGAAACTGCAGGATCTTTACCTATTACTTTAGCAAAAGTTTGTTCAGGTTTTTTCTTATCACGGTAAATCTCAGCAATGATAAGTTCAAGAACAGTAGATGTTACCTCTATCTTAACCCCATTAAGACTTAGGTTCTTTTGCCAAATACTTAATATTGATCCATATGGAATTGTTTTAGGTATCTTCCCCCTAAATAAGAAATCGATAAATAATTCAACATTAGTTGCATCTTGTGCTATATTACTAGCCATTATCTTATTACCTTTATAAAATTTAGCTACATAATAAGACTCAACTTCACCATCATCTACAAGTTGTATATCTTTTTTTTCACTTTCTGTTGGATAGATATATATCATTGATGGAATATTAAATGTCTCTAATTTCATAGGTGCACCTTTATTTGAAAATACTCTGGCATTAAATATCCCAAATACATTTATAGCAGACCCATAATTTTCAGCAAATTTAGACTCGAAGTAAAATGCTGGTATATAGAATTCTAAATAATCTCCAATGAAAATCATATTCACTCCGTCGTTTTTAATAACATCTTTTAACAATTATATCACCCCCTATAAATTAGCAAAAAAAACATATGGATAAAGGCTTAGTGCCTTTATCCATATGTTTTTGTTATTAATAGGAAGTAGGTATAGTTAAATTTAATCTTTATAAAATAGATCAAGAACTCTTTGAATTGATTTAATGAAAACATCTTTTGTTTCGATATTTGTAAAATTATCGGAAAAAAGGCTTTTCAAATAAACTGTAAATTGAGTTAGAAAAATACCATCAGTTAATCTAGTAGCAGAATCTGTTCTATATGCGAAATATTTAATTACTGCAAATAGAAAAAGATTCGGGTATTGATGATATTTCTCCGGAAGATGTTTTAGTTCAAGTCCATCAAAACGAGTCAGATCAATTTTTATATTTAATTTTTTCATCGTTTTCATATATTTTTCATACATTCTTTCAGCATGTGATGAATAGTCACGTATCGTATTCATTGTACTGAATTTAGTATAATGATTAAATAATGTATTTAAGTGCAATGCATCGTCAAAACTTTCTATACTACATTTAAATTTATTTTTACTCTCTTCAGTATCGGCATTATCGAAATCAGTTACAAGCTTTTGTCTGATAAATGCAGATAAATCACCGAATTGGGTTAATAAGTTATTTAATTCAGATTCATTCTTTGCCATCTCACTCTCCATCATAACGAGACTCTCATCAATTTGAGCAACAGCAATACTGCTTTCTTTCTTATAAATAAGAAAGTCTCGTTTAAATTCAAAAGCCCTATGATCATTCTCCATCTCAATATCTAAAACTATCGGTTCACCATTCATTGTATATATTAGGTCAATATCATAGGGTGTTAATAATTTAATTTGTTTTACTGTTAATCTTGATATGGCTCGATCAAGATGATCCGACATCTCATCATTGTTAAGGACATTAACCTGTTTACCGATAATTTCCTCCCGCATGTCTCTCATATCATCAACATGTTGTTTCATGCCTAATAAATGAAAGGCACTAGTTGTATCAATAATAGGGGTTGGCACTTCCATAGATGGACTCGCTGGAGTATATAATGTTTCAATTTCACCATCGGTCATTATGTCACGTACAAAACTACCCTCATCTATTAAATTAATCAATTCACCCATTTAATTAATCCCCTCTCTTATCCCCACACTACTTTAATTGATTGTAATACATATTAGATTCTATAAACCTTTTTTTATAAACTTTAGCTTAATATCAGTTTGAATCTCATCCATAACATCATCATATTCATTAACTAACAAATTAAAATATGCTGTAACAAAATTACCTGTCATAATACCATTTGTAATTAATTGTTTAATTATACTACCTTCATAGCATTCATCATCTGTAACATATTCCATAAAGTCTAGTGCATCAATATCCAAATTAATTATATGCTTTATTATACTTGGTAAATTTGATAATATAATGACATCATCTTTATTCTTAACTTGTTTCCGTAATGATATTGACGTCACATCTTTCTTTTTAGGAACTTTATCCATCCTCTCTACTAGAATCTTCTTATTTCTAGTAATATAGGTATAGATGTATTTACTAATATTTTTTTTATAACGTAATATCATAAAGTTATATAGTGCTTCTCCTACCGATATTACAAAATTATCAGATTCTTCTGAAGTATCTATATCTAAACCAAATTTATTATCTATTTCATTAATAACGAAATCAAAAAAGCTTCGTAATGCTGAATTGATATTAATTATAACCTCCATATTAATATCTTGATATTGGTATTTAACGACATCACATTTTTCTGTAATTGTATTAACATAGTTAATATTAGTTGATAATGGGTCATTAATCTGATCCCTTATATTTTCTTTCATCAAATCAAATGGTAGATCGGTTAATAAATTATCTATAACCAAATCACTACTTACTTCAAAATTTTCATTATCATAAAACATTGCATATTCCTCCTATTTTTAAACATTTCTACTTATGAATTTGTTATATTCATAATTAAAAGATATATAAGTAAGTTTAAACTTACTTATATATCTTTTAATTATGAATTGAGTTCATCGAAGAAATCCAATGGTATACCTGTTTCTGATGACATATCATCATCAAAATTTTCAACATAATTTTTTGGTGGAATTAACATATCACTATGCTTCATTTCCCTACGAGCTTTTTGGATTTCTTCAATTAATTTTATATTATAATCGTCTTGAGTTTTAACACCAACATCTTTAAAATATCCCTTGCTATCATCCGAGAGTTCTTCATATAGTTCATCATATGTTAACCCTTTATTACGTTTTTCTTCGTCGGGTATATCTCCCCTGACAAAACCGAATCTATGAAGATTATTTCCATGATAGAATACATATAGAACTATTAGATATGACATTATTGAATCGTCATGAAAAGAAGTCCCTGCAGCTATTTTACCAGTTTTAGTTTTAACTAGTCGTAATAGATCATCAATAATATTACAGGTAACAAATTTATCTTTAAATTCATTCACATGTCGTTCAAGTAAACTCCTGTCGTGTTAGTAGTATTCGTTAGATACCACGATAACTTAACCGTTTAGGTTCTTTGAACCGTCCGACCAACGGCGAAATCTTTATTTACGTTAGTTAATAAAGATAGTTTAAATGTATTATAAATATTAATAGCCGCATTGTTATCTCTATCATCTATATGTCCACATTGTGGGCAATTAAAGACTCTTTGAGATAACTTCATTTTAGTTTTAACTTTATGATT